ATATAAAGAACCGTCTGTTGAATTCACTGTAACATTAGAATGATGTCCTGTTACATCATCCATTTCAAAATATCGTGAGTTACCCGAGAAGTTTGTATTAACTGCTTTTACTTTTTTAATTACATTTGAACCAAGTGACAGCGGAAGAACATTATAGTCTTGTCCATTAACCATTCTATCTTGTGAGTAATATGAACGTGGTGCAATTCTACGAACACTTAGAAAGTTTTCTGCTTCGTAGTTTTCGCCAAAGTCACGTGTAGATGATAGCGTAATGTTAAGAGAATGCGGCACACCATCGCTGCCGATATAAGGTATTGTTATGGTTGCATTATTGATAGAATTTCTATCAACTGAGTAACTTTCATTATCAGAAATACGATACCAAACACGATAGTTACCAAATGCTGAATTACCAAAGATACCATCAGGATAATGCAATTCAATTCCATTATCTATTGTTGTATTAACACTAACAATATCACCAGTACCATTACGCAGTGAGTTATATATTGCTGTCTCGCGTGTATCGTTATCTACTTTTGTTACATTACGAAGAAGTTTACCATTTGTGTCTGTTTTCTGCACCCATACGTCTGAATTAGAAATATTATTATCAGATATTGTCTGTACACGATTTGAAATATCTATCGTGTAGTTAAAAGGCTTAGATACTAGTTTACCCAACTTCGCAAAAACGAAGAAACCTGTTCTATCAGATGCAGGACCTAGATTGTCATTTCTGTTAATAATAGTAAAGTTTTTAGATTTATCAGGTGCCAGTTCAACTACAACATTGTCATCAAATCCAGAACGTACTGCTTCGATATTTCTACTCTTGCCTGAGATGTTTGATTTAAATCCATAAACAACTGACTTACTGTTAGGATTTTCATTGATGTCATACAGGCTATGGTCAACATTTGAAATATTCAGTGTTGCTTTCGGGTTTTGTATTTTTGTGTTTTTATCTAATGACGAATTGATTACTGTAATGAAATTCTCATACCAGTCTGGGTCATTAGAATCATTCCAGTTGATTGTGCGGTTTGCTAATGACACGCCATTTGTGTCAAATACATTTTCATCTGTTCTGATGCTTGTAATTTTTAAGAAGCCGCGGCCATTGATAGGACGTGTTTTATTATACCCCATTGACTTAGCAATTCGTAAAATGCTTTCTTTTCTTTCCGCTAACCCAAGAAAGTTTTCACGTGTGTTCATATCAAGACGATATGACAACGAGTGACCTAAATATGCTACAAGGTCGAGAATTGCAATGAACTCTGAACTTGCAATAAAGTCATTATACTTGTCTGGGTATGTTTGTTGGATATATGTAAGTAGGGCTTCTCTGATTGTATCAAAGTCATATGCCTTTAAGCTAATATCAGTAAATGCTGTATAAACAGCATTCCAGCTCTCACTTGCAAATAAGCTATCAACTCGTTCTTGGCTCATTCTTTACTCTCGCTCTAAATCAATTTCTAATGTTACTGGAGTATTCTCTGGTAATATATTCACTGTCAAATACGCACTAACTGTATGTTCTGTTTCTTCTAAAGATAAGTTTACAAAAACAACTCTTGGGTCTTCTGCAACTATAGCTTTAATATCGTCTTCAATCATAGCCTTAATTTCTGATGTTAGCGGTTCAAAAATCAAATCATGAATGATACTACCAAATGTTGGCATCATAATACGCTCGCCTTTGCGAGTCATCAGATGGTTCATTAAGTCTTCAATCACAAGGTCTTTACCTGTTAAAACGTGATTAATCGCTTTTTTGTTTTTAGTACTAAAACCTGAAAATCTAAGTGCCATTTCATTCTCTCTGTAGTTTTTGATTAAGAGTATTTATCTGTATATAAACTACGAATATAAATACTGACATGAATATAGGTATATTGGGATCAAGTTTTTCTGTAGGATGTCATCATAACCCAGATACAAATCAAAATGACTTAGCATTACCATTTGAACACTGGCTTGAAAAATATCTTCCAGAACACAATTTCTATAACTCTGCTTGTTCGGGTAAAGGATCAGAACTTTATCTGAATAAAATTGTGTACCTAAAGAAACATTATAATATAGACGCAGTATTATTAGAACTTGTTAACAATCGTTCAATGCTAAATGTAAAAACACAAGAATATGATTTAGAAATCATAACTGATGAGTTATACCGTGATAGCTCATCTATTTGGGATTATGTAAGAGCTATTACACAGCCAATAAATTTTAAAAAATTTTGCACAGCAAAAGAGTTTGTTACATGGAAAGATGTACAAGAGCAAATCGCATACAGTTTCAATGCATTTGAGTTTTGGGGAATACTTGACTGTAAACAAACGATAGAACTATGTGATATGTTAGGTATCAAAGTAATTACATGGCAAAAGAGTTTTGACTTTAGAAAACACATACCACACGATGTAGACTTTGGCGTTGCAAACGCACACGACTATTATGTTAACAAGTATGACAATAAATCTATCTTATGTGACCACGTACATTTCAAAGATGAGATTAATGATGAGATGGTAAGAGATTTTATTGCTCCTGCAATTTTGAGAACACTATGACTGAACTGATAACATATCGTGGTGGTAGCTGTGGTGACTTTCTAAGAGTTTTAATATCAAACTGCAACTATGAAATAAACGATGTAGGTAAAATTATAAACTGTGATGTCTTTGACTATACTAGACCTATATTCGAATTAATAAGTTCAGACGAATTGAATTCTCTTGTTACCAAATGCAATAAGTTAAAAAGCAAAAACTTTAATAAGAGAACAGATTACATAACATCACACGACTACTATGCGTTCCATGATAGATACGATAGGGCTGTAGAATTTTTTAGTTTTGTATCATCGTTAGAAATAGATAGAGTTTTGTATATTTGTACAAAATCTGAAAAAAGTGCTAAAATCAAATCAATTAATTCACTGATGAAGAACCAATATTTTGATTTTCGTTCTGCAATAAACTTTTTTGATAAGTACGGTATACACCAATTAGAACATCATCGAAACGAAGCAAAAAATTATCTTGACTCTAAACGAGATTGTGATATAATGATAGAGTTAGAGTGTATCTATGACAAAGAATATCTGAGGAAATTTTTACTAGAAAATTATGATGAATGGTCAGATACTAACTTCGATACAATCTATGATAACTATATGAGTAAACAACCTAACTTAGGAGACTGGTATGGGTAAAATTAAAGAACAACAAATGGAAATGTTTTTTGAAGACATTGCTCCAGAAGTAATCATTGAAGAAGACATTATGAATGCGTTTGATATTCATCCTGATTGGAATGACCTAGACGTGACATATGAAATAGAATACAATGATACAATGACCCCAATCACACTTGAAGAATTTGATACGATGGTAGCACCTGCTTGGACAGGCGTATCAGAAGCAGAAAAACGTGACTGGATCATGTGGGAAGAAACAAAGCCCTTGACATCAACAACTGAAGCTGATATGTTACGTAAAGAGATTCGTGAACTTAACGAAACACTGTATACACAATATAAACGTGTTGCTGAACTTACAGAAGAAGTTAATGAACTGAAGGCTCGACTAGAACAGAAACTACATACAAACACAAGGACTTTTTAATGCCTAATCTAGTACCAATGGTCGTTGACCAAACTGCTAATGGTGAACGCAGTTATGATATCTTTTCACGGTTGCTTAAAGAACGTGTCATCTTTTTGACAGGTGAAGTAAATGATTATCAAGCTGATTTACTTTGCGCACAGTTGCTTTTTCTAGAAGCAGAAAATCCAGATAAAGATATTCACTTCTATATTAATTCACCGGGTGGTTCCGTAACATCAGGTCTTGCTATCTATGACACTATGCAATTTATCAAACCAGATGTATCAACAACTGTTATTGGTCAAGCGGCATCAATGGGTTCACTCTTAGCACAAGCAGGCGCAGCCGGTAAGCGTTATGTTCTTCCTAACTCTCGTACAATGATTCACCGTGTATCAAGCGGAACACGTGGTACAGGTGGTTCTGTTCATGTACAAGAAATGGAAATGGAAGATAACATTCGTCATCTACAAGAAGCTAAAGAACTAAACAAGCGTCTTACAGAACTATATGTGAAACACAATAGCGCAGGTAAGACATACGATGAACTATTCGAAACAATGAAGTTCGATACTTTCTTACGTGCTGAGGATGCTGTAGCTTGGGGTCTTGCTGATAAAGTAATGTCAGAACGTCCTGCTTAACTAAAGCCAGGAACATAACTCCACATTTTAGCAGTGCGAATTCTAATAATGGCAAGTCGATCATCGACTTTGCCATTTTTTCGTTTTATGTTAGTCTGAATTTCATCAGTGATATCGTACCAACGACCTAAGTTTATAAGTTTAACAATATAAGAATTCTCAATCGAATCTGCACCTTCGTAATAAAAATGATGTAATAATGCATCAAATTGTGGCTGACCAAGTGGCTGATGAATGAATTTTTCTAATACATTTCCAATCGATCTAAGTTGCTTTTCTAAAATTAATTCTGATTGATGTTTTGATATTTTTCCAGACTCTATGGATATCCTTGTAGATGCGGCCGTTATATAACCATATCTCATTTCTGTTTCTGATATTTCGTATCTGTAACCTAATAAACCACCAGGTTTAACCTGTAGTGTCGGTGTTATATCATTCATTATAGCATGTTTACTTAAATCACTGAAAACTAAATCAGTTACATCAAATGATTTCACTTTTATATGTGAAAGGATGTATTTTGGATTTCCTATTTCATCATATCCTGTACCTAAATATGTACCATTTGGTGTGATAACATTTAATGGTAATTGAATATAATTTAGTAATGAACCTTTTCTCTTATCGTATAACATAACTTATCCTGTCCACTGTCTTACACTACGCTGACCAGTGATGTCTGCTGTCGTAACTACTCTATAATTTCTAGGGAACTGATATGCACCACGTTCACCAGAACCTGCAGAGAAGTGCATAGGATCCCACGGAGAACTCCAGTTTCCTCCCCAACCTAGACCATGTCTAGCAGCTATTTCAGAAACATTTAATGGTAAGTCACAACCATACTGAGATCCTCTAGTTGTAGGACCATTCCAACCTCTAGGTCGTGAACCATAACCGTTGACATCCCAGTTAACATCAATTGCTGCACCCATAGCATGATATGATGGTCGGCTCGTACCACGCGCATTACGATTACAATAACCGCCCAACATTCTAACTACGTAACCAGTTGCTTCTAAATCATCAATAAATCCTTGGAAGTTTCTTTGGAATACTGCTGCAACTTGAGTGGACGCACCACCTCTACTTGTTATTGTTGCTAATCCTTCTGCATCTTCCAGATCAGGCGGTGGGCCATCTTGTCCTGCTGCTTCGCCTTGACCTTGTGCGCTTCCACTATCTGGTTGTGTTCCACCGGATGAACCTGATGTCTCGCCGCCAGGGTAACTACCACCGACGCCCGGATTAGCTCTCATCATAGGTTCATGCGATGGCATAGTAGACATAATACTTTCATTTACTTGTGTACTCGAACCTTCTTGTATATCAGGATGTGAAGTTGTCGATAAACCCGGCGACATCGCTGCTTGCGGTCCATTAAGATGTAAATCATTTCCTGTAGAAACATACATATTTGTTCTTACTTTTGTATGATTTGATCCGCCACTGTCGTAGAACTGTGAACCTTCGCTTTTAATATGAGTTTGATTGCCGCTGTTGACTGCAAAGTTGTCACCTGATTTGATATTAATCTTTTGTCCAGCTTCCATGTTTATGTTTTGGTCTGCACGAATATTGAAATCTTTTTCTGCTCTCATGGAAATTGAGCCTTGTGCATATGCCATGATTTCGCCTTTGGCTCCAATTTCTACCCAACCACTACCAGTTGAATTAACTACATAAATTAAATCATTTGTACCATCTAATATTACACTTGCACCTGAACCCGTTTGAATACGAATTTGGTTAGGATGAATTTCACCATCTGGAGAAATGTTACCGTCATCCATTGTAATTGCATTTGAACCCGGTGTTCTCCAACCATGAACTGAACTGTGTTGTGGTGTTTCATAACTTGCATTTCGAACAGGAGATGCAGTAGATTGTCCTCTGACAGAATCAGTATATAGTCCCTGGCCTGCAACATTAACATTTCTGTCGTGGTTTGGAGCAGCTAGTTGGTTTCCTCTTGGATCAGTTGCGTCAGGGTTGGTTGGATTATTCTCTGCATTACGGGACGCACGTGCATCGTCTATCGTATCATCATTACTAGGCGCAGTGATGTACCCCATATGAATAGCGTATGCTCTTTCCCCAGGCGTTAAAGATGCATATGCTCTGCCGCCGCCGATTTCTTCGTTAAATGAACGAAGTCTTTCAACATTCTGCATTTCCTCAGTAGTCCAATTTGTACTGTTATCCCGTGCTGAGTCTGTACTTCCGCGTAGACCATCGCCGCTGTCATCACCTGATGTAGCTCCTTGATGCTCTGCTAAACTACCGGTAACGGTATCAGCAGACGGGATATCTGTAAACGCGCCCTCGCCCTGGCCGGTTCCATCATTTCTTGCTGGCCCAGAAGGACCACCAGCCAAAACGTTAGGTACCTCTTGTGCTACTGCAAACCAATATCCTTCACTTAACTCACCGTTTTCTGCAAAGAAAACAAGAATGGTTACACCTGCATCAGGTGGAACAGAAAACATACCATAAGAACCACTGGAGTTTGAACCTCCCATGGGAGATGCATACTGAAAAAACATAGGATGATCTGGGTCACCGCCTAGCTTTGGAACATATGCTGCTAGTCTACCTCTACCTTCTGGATCAGGTTGTCCGGTAGTAATAGCACGATATATACCACTCTGTAAGTTCCTATGAATAGGGGATTCAGAGTGCAATCTTTCACGCTTTAGAGATTGCGCCAGACTATTACTATTGTCATTTGGTGGTATACTCATTATTGGTTATCCTCTTGTTCTTTATCTTCTGCTACAATAAACCCATTTCCCGCAATTTCAGTAAGAAGTTTACCCGAAGATGTTTCTTCTTTGCTGCCATAGCTTCCTACTTCTAAAGCAGGAAAACTATCTGCTAATCCCTGCATCATTCTTCCCTGTACAGTCGGCGAAAATGCATATGTAGGATCGTTTACGTCTGATGGGAAATAATCTATAGGATTAAATGTTTGAACATTACCATCTGCATCTATATATGGAACAGGTTGCAATTGTTGCCAGTCTGGGTCTGTCCAAGTTTCAACAGTACCGTCAGGAAACGTGTATGATTTTTCTATTCTCGGTAGAGAAGGTATTTGATTTTCAAAATTCTGCATTACGGTATTGGCTGCTTCTAATTGTTTTGCTTCATTTTCTGTTAAGTTTTCGTAAGCAGGATTAGACATGTCAACACTACTTCCCGGTAGTTTTACTAACTCTTGTGTTTGTTCTAACTGTAAAATTTCAGTCTGTTGTTCAGCAGGTAGGCTGTCGATAAATTGTTTAACTTTGATACCGTTATTGCTTTCTAGAGCCTCAAAGTATTCTTGTTTTTGGTCTTCTGATAAGCTAGTAGCGTCTATCGCATCAAAACCACTATCTGTCACAGTAGGATTTTGTACAGGTGGGCCCTCTACAGTTATCGTACCATCTCTATTATCTATGTAAACATCAGGTAGTGGGTCAGGTTTAGTAATAATTATTGGTCTTTTATCTATAGACGTAGGTACATACTCAGGAACAGATTCACGTTCACCTGTTTCTGGATTTACGATAGTTTTAACTTCTTGTATCGCATATGGTGTATTCTCTGTCTGAGAAATTAACACTTGTTGTTTTAGTTGTTCTCGTTGTGCTGTATCTTCTTCTCTTCCACGTTCAGTAAAATACCAACCATCTAAATCATTTTCTACTTGTGATAGTTGTTCTTGTGCGCTTGCTAGTTCAGAACGTTTCTCTCGTTGAATTATCTCATCACGTATTTCACCACGAGTACCAGTAGTTGCATTATCTATTATTCCTTCTAATGATAATTCTAATTGCTTTACTCTTGCATATTCAGTGTCATCCATCTGCATCAATGGTGTTTCATTAATCAAAGTTCTTATTTCTTGTTGAATTGCAACAGCCTGTTCCATCTCTACTGGTGTTAATGTATTACTTGGTATTGTGGCTGATATGCTTCTGGGTTGCATACCTGTTCTAGTTCCAGATACTTCTAATGATCTTTCGGTTGGAACAAATGGCACGTCTGCACTTAATAATGCATTTGCACCTTCTGCGGTGAAGGCTCCTCCTATCTCTCCTAAGTCATCTAAAACATCGACACCGAGCGAGTCACCCGCGCCGCCACCCGAATTATCACTACTGTTATATTCTTCTCTATTGGGTAAGTTAGGTCCGGGGCCTCTTCCTTCAGATACTAAGTTACCATCTGAATCATATACTTGATACCTACGCCCTTGTCCTGTACCAACTATGACTTTGTACGCACCTTCACCTACACCAACAGTATCATTTCCTTCACCTGCACCAGTGCCTTGTCCTGTACCTGCAGTAACATCAGATGTACCATTGCCTGTAGGTTCTGCTGGTTCTTCCACTATTATTTCAGCATCAATTGTAGGATTCAATGCTCTGAAATCTGTTGGAAAGTTCATTTTTACCATATTAAGACGTTGCGTAAATAGACCACTTGAAAACGAACTAGTGATAGACCTAACCAGATAAACATCAACCATGAGATTAGCTATTTTTATGTTCATCAGATCATCTGTTCCAGCAGCCTTATTGTTAATAATCATACAATAATTACTACCATTATATGTATTATTATCATTTCTGAAATCTTCGCTTGTCGCATTGACACCGAATGTAGTCTGGGACGAAAGTGGAGGTATATAGTTATTAAGCCAAAACGGGTCACCCTTGATAGTGATAGATAACTGCTGCATACTTATATCGGCATTAAGTCCGTCATAATATCTCTGTCTAGCTATTTCTATGTCATTTTGGTCTGATGACCTAAACACTGTACTACGCTGTGTTTCGAAAAGTCTAGGTAAAATAGAACGCTTAAAAATCATCGGAGATGATATCATAGTGTCTATAAGTGCGTTAAACTCTTCTGTTCGTAGGTTTGTGACAAAATCAGTGTCAAGTGCTTCAATAAGTATAACATCGCCATTAATGGCATTAGGGTTACTTCTAGAGATTGCTTCAAAGTTTTCATCTGGTCTTCTTGCTATTTCTTGTTGTCTATCTGATAATAATGCACCTACACCTTGGCGCATTGCGTCATCTATCTTTGCTTGTTCTTGTTCTAATCTACTCGAAAGAGAGTTTACATTTTCTTGTGCAGAACCTAGTTCATTTAATAGCGTTTGAAAGCTCTGCGCTCTATCGTTGTTCAGTATATCTCTTGATATTTCACCATCGCCAAAATTATCCATTATAGACATAGTAGACTGCATAGTTTCAGCATCGCCAAAAATATCATCACGAGTTAAACCAATTCCTAAAGAGGAGTTAACTTGTGATATAAATTCATTTTGTGTAGCAGAAATATTTTGCTCAATTGAATTTCTAATACTATCAAGATTCTCTCTTGCATCATCAAGTGCAGGTGTTAAATCTGCTTGTACACCTTGTGCGTCTGTAATTGCCTGCTGTGCAGTAGTGTTTAAGTCAGATAAAGAAAATTCTCCTAACCCAGAAGCAGATATAAAATTTGCATATGCATATTCATCTGTTGGAGCAACATAATGCTTTGTTAGCTGTTTGTTAAGCGATACTTGAAATTCTAAAACTTGGTCATTTCTACCAGTGTACTGATAATAATAACGCTTTCTGCATCGACCCTGCGTAAAAATTTCATCTATCATTTTAGCACTATTCTGTGCTTTTGTAACAGCATCAACTTGATTTTGATATAACGGCGCACGTCTTATACCTAAATAGTATGTTACGTTGTGTCCTCTTGTATTAGTAAGAATGTTTAAACCACCTGGGTTTGGAGTAGCAACTGGTACAACATTCAATACATTAGAGAACGTATCTGTTGTCTCTGTAAGAGATTCTCTCATTAATAACGACTGGTTGACGATATCAGCAACTATATCAAACACATTTGATCCCACTGAAACGTTACCTGACTGTTGTGATATGTTAAGTCCAGATGATGTTCTAGAAGAAGGTGCATTCGTGGAGTTACTCAGATTTGCATTCGGTCCATTCATAGGAGACGCCATATAGACATTATCAAATTCTGGATCTACTTCATATGAATATTGGTTTACATACTTGGGGTCTCCAGATAAATTCTGCAACTCAATAGTTTGATTTAACACACTAAAGAAATCATCAAGCGTTTCACGTAAGGTGTCTTTTATTTGAAATTGAAACGGATAATCTATTTGATTTATATCTTGCGTGAATGCACGTTGTAGTACTACAGTACCATTAAGAATTGTCTCAGTTCCGGTTGCGTCTGTTGTAGTTTGTAAGTCACCAAAATGTGAAATTTTAAATGGTAATACCTTAGTTGCCTGTATCTTTTTAGGATTGTCATTTTCATAACCTATAAAGTTAATTTTTATATACCACGTAGCGTCATGTATGCTTGTAAATCCCATCAATATGGCTGCATTTTGTAAACTATCATTTAAACTAGTATCACCGACTTGTATCAAATTAAAATTCAATGATGTCGCTGTACCAGACATCCTTGCACCAGATTGAGAACCTGTACCAAGGCTTTCTACATTCAAATCCTGAATGTTAAACTCTGTAGTCACTCCCGTTTTAGCTATTATAATACTCTTTGTTCCATTTGGAGGCCAAGAATCACTCACAACATCATTTAGGTCATAGTCATCTACTAAAAATCTAGAAGTCGTAAGTTCGTCCACAATAAAAAATTCTAAGTTATATGTATATAAATCAAAATCGTCTAATGAATTATCCCAAAAATTTCCATTGTTTTCTGCAATTTGCCATAAATCAGCGGTGTTATTTGCTGCTGCAAAATCATCAGTTGAATTTGCCACACCTGTTGCTCTATCTGCTGCGGCACCACCATTTAATCCATCACCGGTGTCTACGCCTACTACTTCCTGTGGTTCGGGTATCACTGGATTTCCGCCTGTAAATACAGATTGTTCTATGTTGCGTCTGCGTGTTAAACCATCAAGTTCAACTCCGCCTGCTTTATTATATCGCAGCATCATTCGGGCAATCTCGTCCTTACTCCTAGTGCCGTTAGCTGTTAGTCCATCTATACTACCAATGTTATAAGCAAAGCTAATTAGTGCAGAACGTTCATTTGGAGTCCAGTTATATGTTGAATTATACTTGTCAACTGCCGCTTCAAAATTACCAAGCTGACTAGACATCAGCGATCTTGCCTGTTGCTCAGTCAATGGGAATGTGAAACCGTTTACTCCACTAGGTCGCTGAGACCTACTTCGACTACCTGCATATGAGCCATAACCTACTGACCATTGGTGGTAATCCCAAAACGGCTCAGGCGAAAATCCTTCAAATCCAGCAATTAGATCAATGTGACTAGTCATTTATTTCATCTTATCTATATTTTCACGTTTTGGTATACGTATTGTTTTACCAGCAGAAAAATCATTTATAGGATCAATAATTGTATCTGCATTCCTATGTGCAAAAATCCACCAATATTTTGCTGTCCCATACTTTTCAAAACTCATTAAGTCGGGTCTACGATCCATGTACTGTGGGATAACAGCTTCTTCATCTAGTGGATCTTTAAATAAAAATCTCTTTCTTTGTATATCTAAAATTCTATTTGATATAACAGATGTACGAGACCAAGGAGAGTGAGATTTATACATAACCGCTTCCTTTCAAATTACCACTTAAATATTTTTCTAATGTGAAGTTTTCACGAACATGTTTAGGAGCATATGTAGTCGTTAAAGACATAACTAATGTACTAATAACAGGTACCCTGATACCAGAACTAAGTACAAGATAATCAACATCTGCATCTAAGTTATGAGTAAAGTCTCTAACTAATACAGGAACATTCTCATATATACCATGCGCATAAAATCTTAAAATGGGCGGTGGTAATCCGGGATTATCTTGTTCAAGTCCAAAGTTCATTTTCATAGATCCTCTAAAAAAATTTAATGCCTTGACTAGATATTCACCTTGTTCATCATTTTCTACAATATACGGTGCGGTCACTGAAAATTCAGCGTTTGCGGCCTGTTCAAATGCACGTTGTTGAAAATTAGAATGCGTTGGTTCGTATGAAGAATAATTAGTATTAGTAATAGAAGATATGGTAGGGGTGTATGGAAAATTAAATTGAGTCATCCCTGACGGACCGAGTCTACCACTAGGATCCTTAATATAAACCGGTTGTTCTGATGCATAAGGTGATGCCATATACGTTCTCCTAAATTATGACAGTATTTATCTGTCTATAAAGTTCGTATATAACACTTGACAAAGATTTCTAGAGGATGTATAATTATAGTAATAATTAGGAGAATACCATTATGGCCAGAAGGCAAAATTATTTAAACAACAGAGATATGTTGAAACAAATCCATATCTCTAAATCAAATTTTAGTTGGTTCGAAGACCGAGAGCGTCATCACCAATACGATGTTATCATTGATAACGTTAAGGGCGAATTAAATTTAGAAAATGAAATACGTGAACTTGAAGCAGTAGCACGACAAAATCGTGCTGACCGTTTACAGAAAGAAGCATGGGATCTTAATACTGATAAGAAAAAGAAACAAGTAGATTTTGCGGTTGATCCAAATTCATTTGAACAAAGTGAAATTGTATTTCGTGTTATGACGTTTGAACATATTCCGGACGAACCTGGTCGTAAAGCAAATCCCAAAACTGTTGCAGACCATAAAGTAAAACTTCCGTTTCCGCCATTCAAACATTATGTGATTGATGGTAACGGGATTCGTGAAGTTGGTATTTCACATCACAACAAAAACAAAGAGTTTGATATTGAAACAGGTCGCATTACTGCTACATTAGCGAATATGTATATCAAACTAGTTGAGCGTTATTCACAACGTGCTAACTGGCGTGGTTACACATACATTGACGAAATGCGTGGCCAAGCACTTCTACAGTTGACACAGATTGGTTTACAGTTTAACGAAGATAAATCTGATAATCCATTCGCATATTACACAGCGGCAGTGAATAACTCATTTACACGTGTTTTAAACATTGAAAAGAAAAATCAAGGTATTCGTGATGACTTGTTAGAAAAAGCAGGTCAAGCACCATCGTGGACACGTCAGCTAGAACACGAAATGAAATCACAAGAACGCTGGCAGAAGGTCGTTAAGACTAAAATTACAGACGAACAAATTCCAACTGAAACAATCAAAGAGATTTACGCAGACGATGAGTAATTTATTCAACAAACTCGCATTCTTTACAGACATTCACTATGGTATGCGCAATAACGCACGTCAGCATAACGAAGACTGTGACGCATTCGTAGACTGGTTTATTCAGGAAGCAAAAGCAAAAGGATGTGAGACATGTATCTTTGGGGGAGACTGGCACCATAATCGTGCTAGTCTCAATATCTCTACTATGAAGTGGAGTATTCAAGGACTACGAAAGCTAAGTGAAGCATTTGATAAAGTGTATATGATACTAGGTAATCACGATTTGTTTTATCGTGAAAGCCGTGATATCAACTCAATTGAGTTTGTCGAAGAATTAGAAAATGTATATCTAATTCGTGACACACACGTTGAAGGTGACGTAGCACTTGTCAGTTGGCTTGTCGGAGATGAATGGAAGAAAGTACCAAAAATTAAATCAAAGTATATGTTTGGTCACTATGAACTTCCGTTCTTTATGTTGAATGCAATGGTAGAAATGCCAGACCATGGGGGTCTTAAACATGAAATGTTTAAGTCACAAGACTATGTATTTACTGGCCACTTTCATAAACGACAAGTAAAAGGCAATGTTATCTATACAGGTAACGCATTCCCACATAACTTTTCAGATGCGTGGGACGATGAACGAGGATGGATGTATCTAGAATGGGATAAAGAACCTGAGTTCTTTGCTTGGCCAGATGCTCCTAAATATAAAACTATCAAGCTATCTCAGTTACTAGATAATCCATCCAAGTACCTGTTACCAAAGTCATCTATTCGTATTCAACTTGACATTGATATCTCATATGAAGAAGCAAACTTCATCAAAGATACATTTGTTGATACATATGACTTACGTGATGTAACTCTACAACCGATTAAGAATTTGGAGCATACAGAAGAAAATGGTGCTGAAATACATTTTGAAACTATTGACCAAATCGTAGTTTCTCAATTAGCAGCACTAGATAGTGGAAGTTTCGATAAGAATGTACTAATCGAAATATACAACAATCTGTGAGAACAAAATGGAATATAAGAAAGTATTAATTACAGGAAACCGTAACTATGGACTTTGTGAAGCGATATGTAATCTTTTTGATACTGTGGATAATATTGATTACAGTACTGCTAGTCGGAGCACTGGTTGGAGCCTAGATAAAAATGAAGAGCAAGAAAGACTTGCTAAACATTTTATAGATGAAGACTATAATGTTTTTATCAATAACTCTGCTATGTGGAAATTTCATCAAGTGATGATCGCAGAACGTCTATATGATACTGCATACAAAGAAGGACGCCATGCACAATTCATTCATATGGGGTCAACTGCCGACACAGGCGTTAAAGGCAGAACATGGCGTTATCCCACAGAAAAGAAGGCATTACGTGATTATAATCGTGACTTAACATATATGACAGCTGGAGGTTCTAATATCAAAACAACATTGATATCTCCAGGTAGCTTGACTACACCAAGTGTAATAAAGAAACATCCTGATAGAAAACTTATTGATGTTGAATATATTGCAGAAGTCATTTTATGGTTGCTTCAACAACCAGAATATGTTAATATTAATGAAATTTCGTTAGACCCTATTCAAGCAGGGACATACGCAAGAGAGAGGTAATCTGTTTGCTAAAACTAAAGAATATCACTATCCGAAACTTCATGTCGGTAGGCAATGTCACTCAGGCAGTTGACTTACAGCGTGATAACTTGACACTTGTACTAGGTAACAACTTAGACCTAGGAGGAGATGGTAGTAGAAATGGGACAGGTAAGACAACGCTTATTAATGCGTTATCATACGGCTTGTATGGGAATGCTCTTACGAACATTAAGAAAGATAACCTCATCAACAAAACAAACGCAAAGAATATGCTTGTTTCTGTTGATTTTGAGTATAACGGTAGCGAGTATCGCATTGAAAGAGGTCGTCGCCCGAATGTATTCAAGTTAATGCGTGATGGTCACGACATCAATACACAAGACGAAGCACAAGGTGAAATGCGACAAACACAAATTGAAGTTGATTCAATCATTGGTATTTCGCATTCTATGTTTAAGCACATCGTTGCTCTTAACACATACACTGAACCGTTCTTGTCTATGAGAGCGAATGACCAACGTGAGATTATCGAAGAACTTTTAGGTATTACAGAACTATCTCGTAAAGCAGATAAACTAAAAGACGATATCAAAGATACAAAAGACCAAATCAAAGACGAAGAATACCGTCTAAAGTCTATCGAAGATGCTAACCAACGTATATTAAAATCAATCAAAGATATTGAACGTAGACAAAGATTGTGGTCAGAAAAGCATCAAACTGAATTAACAGAACTTGAAACTGCACTTGATGCTCTTTCTCACATCGATATCGATACTGAGATTAAGAATCACGCTCTATTAGCAGAATACAATGAAAAGAAAACACGGTTAGATGAAGCAAATCGTTGGATTACAAGTATCAATGCTGATGATATGAAACAAGAAAAGTTAATTGAAAAATTAGAAGCAGAGATTAAGATGCTGCAAGAACACAAGTGTTATGCTTGTGGTCAAGAAATGCATGACGAAAAACAAGAAAGTATTCTCGCTTCCAAAACAGATCAAAAGCAAGAAGCAATAATGCAAATTCTTGCTAATGATGCCCAATTAGAAGAACACACAGAAACAGTTTCTTCTATTGGTGAGTTAGGTGATAAACCTACAGTGTTCTATGAATCATTAAACGATGCGTATGAACATCAAAACTCTGTTCGCATGTTGACAGAACAAATTGAACAGAAGAAAAAAGCAGAGGATCCTTATGAAGAACAGATTAAGGATATGCGTGAAAGTTCACTAGAGGAACTTGACTACTCACAAATGAACATGCTTGTTTCATTCCGTGAACATCAGGACTTCTTAATGAAACTTCTTACAAATAAAGATTCATTCATTCGTAAGAAAATCATTGACCAGAACTTATCGTATCTAAACTCACGACTAGACTTCTACTTAGAAAAGTTAGGTCTACCACATGAAGTTAAATTCCAATCTGACTTGTCAGTTGAAATTACCGAATTGGGTCGTGACTTAGACTTTGATAATTTATCACGTGGTGAACGCAATAGACTTATCTTGGGTCTATCTTGGGCATTCCGTGATATCTTTGAGTCGCTGTACTCTACAATCAACGTTCTATTCGTAGACGAACTTATTGATTCGGGTATGGACTCAAATGGTGTTGAAGCATCACTAGCAGTTCTTAAAAAGATGGTAAGAGATAGAGGACGCTCATTGTTCCTAGTATCACACCGAGAAGAATTACAGGGTCGAGTAAGTGACGTACTAAACGTCATCAAAGAAAACGGTTTCACTACATTCACACAAGAAGAAACCGTTGATGCAGGTATAGAATTAGAAACAGTTATATAGGAGATTATTATGACACTAAACGAACAGATCCAAGAACAAATGGATATCTATCTAAAAGAATCAGAAGCATTTGAAACTAAAGGTGTTAAAGCCGCCGCAGCACGTGCCCGTAAAGCACTTGGTGAACTAGGTAAATTGACTAAAGCACGCCGTGCAGAAATTCAAGAAAAAAAGAATAATATGTAAAAAAAGTTATTGACATTCATGTTCTAATTTGCTATATTAGTATTAATAGGGAAGTCGAAATCTCTTGTGTCTCCTCTCTCAACCTCTCTCAACAACTTGAGGTCTAGACTTCACTATTAAAAACAGAGCATGAACTTTACCCGGCTACTTAGGTAGTCGGGTTTTTTTATAGATAAATACTTGTTAGTTATGGAGGACTTATTATGAGTAGTATCACAGGATTCCCGGCAAAGAGATCGGATGAAGAAAAAGCTGAAATGGAAAAAGCAATGACAGAGTTTCTTAAAAAAGGCGGCAAGATTAAGAAACTAGAAGAAGGTGAACACACAGAAGCTAAAGATATGAAGTATAAATTTAGAAGGCCTGCTAATAAGAAATGAAAACGTTTAAAGATTATCTTGCTGAGAAATCTGGATCTTTTACGGCGTACCATGGGTCAGGTGCAAATTTTGATAAATTTCTAAGAACGAAAGCACATTCCGGTGAAGGAGGTGCTGCATTCGGTTCTGGTATATACATTTCAAAAAATCCAGAAGTAGGTAAATTTTATCAAAAGTTAAGCAATAGCGAAACAGCAACGCTATATAAAATAAAAGTAAACATCGATACTAACAAGATTTTAAGATGGGATCGACCATTTGAACAACAACCAAAATTTGTAAGAGATGTTTTGAGTACAATAGATTACGATGGATCAAATGGAACAGAAGCAAGATACTATTATCATTACCTTAGAGCATCGTATGGTTCTGGAAAGTCAGGTCCAATTGAAAGTGAAAAGGCAACGAAATATCTAGAAGACAACGGTATACAAGCAATATACTTTGTCGGTGATAGAAAGTTCAAAGGCACATCACGTGATAAATCTCAAAACTTTGTTGTTTTTAACCCAAATTTGATTACTATACTTAACAAGTATGACCTTAAAGGTAATGAAATAAAATGAACATAAGCCTTAGTAAGTTCCTAGAATGGGCGCAATTATTCACAGGTTGTACAGCCGCACTTATTGTATCAGCTAATCTAGGAGACACTTGGGTCTTTTGGGCTATGTGCTTATTTTTTATAAAAGATTCTATGATGGGTATATTTGCGTATATCAACAAGTATCCAGGTATTGTGATGTCTAGTGCGATATACGTACCTATAGATTTGCTAGGTATCTATAGATGGTGGCTTTTTTAATCTAGCTTTTTTCTAGTACTTTCCAAATATTCTTTAAGAACTTTAGAACTACCAATTCTTACATTGATGATACCGTTGTAGTATTCATCTGTTTCCAATACACGCCTGTCGAATTGCTCTTTCGCTTCCATGTAACTAAGAGCGCCACGACTCGGACAATAGTGTAATATTTCC